TTTGACAAAAAGTTTATGGTCAAGACGTCGAGTTCTGCCGAGGTGGAGGCGCGGAAAGCCTTCCTGGCCCGGTTCTCAAAGCCCTTAAAAGCTCCGAACGTATAGTAGGTATGGAGCAGCAGGAGGCTTATCAACAACAGATTCTTCAAAGCATAGAAGACGAAGTGGCGCGTCGAGTCAATCTCAGGTCCCGGGCTGTTCTCGAAGAGGTTTCTCGTCTCTACGAGATTCCCATCGAGAGGCTCATCAAAGATACGGTACGGGTCGAAGGCAACTTCTGTAAAGGCATACTCAAGAGTAAACAGAGGTGCCTCAAAAAGCCTCAAGAGAATGGGTACTGCGGTTTCCATCAGAAACAGTGCCCTCACTACAAACCTCCTACGCCCGAAAAGAAAGAGGAGGAAGAAGCGCCGGCGCCGTGGGACTGAGGAACACGTAGTGTTCTGATCCTTGTTTGCGAGCGGGAAGGCCAGTTAGAGAATTCAGACCTAAAATTGATTAATGGGAAGCAAAAGTGACCTTTTACTTTCAAGTCTTACCAAGTTTTTCGAAGTTCCCGAGAATCGTGAACAGCTCCATGACATTCTCGGTCATGGAAAAGGCCCGTCTCTCCGGAAGCTCGAGTGGTTTGTGACCAACTATTCCAAAGCGAACCATGTGTCTTTCACGGCGCCGAACGGCAAGGTTTTTACGGTACACGTAGCATACAAGTCCAGTCTGGACGGGTACAGTAAAAAGCTTTTTGATCCGTTTTGTCGTACAGAACGTATCGATTTTCAGGGTCTGACAACCACGTGTGCCCAACTGAACTTTCTTCGGTGGGCAATTTCGAACGGAATTGTGGAGGCTCTTCGCAAACTTACAGAAACGGAAGGGAAGCAAACCCACCCTGAAATTGGAGCAGGCTGTATCCATAATAAAACAAGTACAAGTTGTATCCAGTGATAAGTTGATTTGTATAGGCCGGATTGAAGTTTAGCTGTATGTACGTCGTTTGTGAATTTAACTTTGAAAAATTGAGATACCCACCCTGATTGTACTCTTTCGGCGTCAACCCGAAAGAATACATGTAGATGTTCTTTGAAGGTATCGAAAGATAATGCTCCATAGGTTGTTTGAACGAGTAGTACAGGGACCCCTGGAACGTACTCAGAATGTCCACGTTGTTCAAGGTGATCTTGGCATTGTTGATAACGTCTACAAAATTAGAAGTTCCTGAAGGGAACTGAAGCTGGATACCCGTTTGGATGTATTGTGTTGAGTAACCATAACTGTATCGAGATGCGTAGTACCGGCCGTCGGTAACATTCTCGTAGCTCTTATTTCGAAAGAACCACGCAAGGACCTGTACGGGATAGTTAGCCGTCAATTGAAGAGTCGTACTTGTGCTGTTAAAAGAAAGAGCCGACTCCTTTTGGACACGATTGACAATGTACTTGAGAGGTGTGTTTTGGTAATAGAGCTTTTCTGGATTTTCCAAAAGGATTTCCTCTGTGATGAGGTTCGGCCACAGGGTTGTTCCCGGGGGGTACACGTCCGTGTTATTTGTCACAGGAGCATTACACCACCACGTGTTTGGTCGAAACGTGAAACGTACGTACAAGCGCTGGGCCCACATGGCGCACACGGGCAAGTACGGCTTGCGAAGACGCTCGCGTCCTTTATTATTGTGCGAATGACGCCGGCAAAAGAAAAACTCAAGAGGGATGGTGATCGTGCTTGATGGTACGATACTTTGAGGAGTCGTGTATGTAACGATAACGAGTCCTGAACCTCCGGAACCGGGTGTTGTACCGAAAGCACCCCCGCCACCCCCACCTGAATTCGTTGTTCCTGAAATAGCCGCTGTATTTTGAGAAGAAAATCCAGTGACGTTACTTGACCCGGCACCGCCTCCACCTAAACCACCGGGAGTCACAAGCGTGCCAGTGATGGATGTGTTTGAAGCCCCTCCACCACCTCCCCCGACGTAGAAGAAACCTGTACTCGTGGAATTGCTAAAGTTTATTACATTACTCAAAGCGTAACCGTTTCCACCACTTCCAAGTGTGTACACATTTGTAAATGCGTTTGAAAGTGTATTTGTCGTAACATTTGCCTGTGAGCTCGCCCCGCCGCCAGACTGGTACACTATGTTTGAAAAGTATTGATACGATGTGTTTGACGTGAATGCTGTTCCTGACGCACCACCAAGAGCTCCACCGAACCCCCCACTTGCGTTATATGAAATTCCTGTACCTGAAAAACTCGAAAGACCTCCGTTTATTGTTGTAGGGGTTCCCCCTGAACCAACCGTCACGCTATACGTTCCGGCTGGTAGAAACACTGAAGACTGGTTCAGGACACCACCTCCCCCACCTCCATTTCCGTTAAAGAACGTTATGGTATTACTCGAACTTGGGATAATGTTCGACCATATAGAACCTGAACCAAAAGTGGTGAAAGTTACACTCGATGACGTAAATGATGAAACGTAAACGTTTGTCGTAAAAGCTGGCGCGTTTGTCACTGATATATATACGTTTGCACCTACGTACGCCCCGACTGTGTTTGACATTTGAACCGTAAAAGTAGAAGGAACACTTAGGACTCCGCTAATATTACTTGTTATGTTCGAAGTATACCTCCCTCCAGCTCCCGCACCGCCACCCCCAACGACCGTAAGGTTCACGTATGTTCCGTAATTTAAAGTGAACGAATTACTGTTTAAAAATGTATGGACAACATTACTTGAAGAGATTATTGTAGAATTACCGCCAGTTCCAACGTATGTGACTGGTGAAGCAGCCGATACGTTCAGAGCCGTCTGGAGTCCGTATTGCTCATCCGCGTCGAGAAACATTTGATCCCGAATAACATACCAGTCATCATACAAAGTCTCGACGACCGTCTCATTCACGAGGAGGTCAACCTGTTGTAAAAGAGCCCGGCCGACGTTTGGCGTGTAACTTCCGCCATTCGGAAGGGCCGGTAAAGTCACAGAGAGGTACATGTTCGAGAGAAGGTGACCCAGCTCAGTCGGACGCAACTCAATTTGAACGACCGAACCCTGATAGTAAGGGTTTGGAGGCGGGAAAGGGTACACTTTTTGGTACATGACGAAGTTCGAGTACCTTTTGAATGTTGGGTTCCACTGTGACTTTGTCATATCGTCTGTCAAAAGGTATTTTTCCTGTGGTCCTATTGCCTGTAAAGAAAGGATAGACCCTGAACTAAACCCTTTGTCTTTTTCTTCAATGTATTTGCTCTCAGGAAAGAGACGCGTTCCGGGCTGTGGGTCTTGCCATTCCACATCCGTGTTGAGTTGGCGCTGTTCCGGGTAGTTTCCTACGTGAACGTTCGGGTTCAACTGGACCTGTACGTTAGGTATTCCGTTTGTTGTTTCAGGGGATACATAATCTGTAAACTTCCCGGGAACAAATGTATTTGTAAACAAAGGCTCTTGTATGAGTGCTGGAACGCCGTTTACGTATACGGGAGCTGTCGTGTTTTGAGGTAAACTCCCGTCAATCGGTGCAAGTATTGCATAGTTGAATCCATAATATGTTATGATCAAAGGGACTTTTATCGTTGGCAATCCTGAAACCAACCATCCCGTACTCGTCTGATTTGGAGGTGGTGCTGTGAACGTAAAAGTAACTGCATTTTGAACGACCGAATAGTGACCGTACAAGGGAACCTGTATCCTTTTTGATGAGTACTGGAGCTGCTTCGGTGGATAAAGAGTCGCACCGACCACCTGTTGAGTGCCCTCTATGTTCTGGTCAGTGTCTGTTTGAAGAGTGAAGGACCATTTGTACCCCGGTCCCGGAGTCAGGGTCGCGCCTGTAATTTGAATTTGACCCATAATACCAAGGAAGCCTTCACCGGTCCAGCCGGCACCTACAGGGATAGTTGGGACGTCTGTGGTTACGTAAAACGTCACCTGCGTCGGACCAGTCACCTTGTAGAACCCGCTCACGTCTATTGGAAAAAGATTAATCGGGGTCTGTTGAGGGGCTGGCGTCGATACAGGAGAGGGGACGGGAGCTGGACCAGGGCCTATGGTTTTATTAAAAAAGTTAAATACTGATGCCTGCGTCATTTTTTCAAGGGTAACAACGTTCTGGAACGCTTTTTGCATCTACAACTCGCTCAGATTATTCTTCCACAGTTGAATCACACTCGTCGCCTTGAGCGTGTCCCGCTCCGCCTTGCGTTTTGCGACCAAGTCCTGGAGTCGCTTGACCTCCTCCGCCACGTACTGGTACGTCTTGATATCCATGAGTTTCTCCCAAATTTCATCCTTAAATTGAGCCTTGGCAAGTTGTGCTTGGACTTGGGCCAAGGGGATGTTCAGAACCTTGAGGCTTCCGTTGATCACCCCCGTGATGAATCGAGCCTTTTCACTGAGCCACTCAATTTCAGAATCAAATTCCTTGAGAAGCCACGCCTTGCGTTTCTTGTA